GCGAGATGTTCTGATGTCTTCCTTAAGTTGAATCATTTCTCTGCGGAGATGCGATTCAACTGTAGATTCTACAAGCTTACTAGCTCTTTCAATGAATGCCTTCTTAGTCTCATCCAACTTAGCCTTTGCTTCCGAAGCCATTTTTACACGCATTTCTACAAGAGCATTTTTATCTTGTTTAAATTCGTTGATTTCTTCGGAAAGTTGTTTTACCACAAAAGCTTCAAGCTTGTTGACTCTTTCTGCAGCCTGTTCGTTGAGCGCCTTACGGTGTTCATTCAAACGCTTTGCATGACGAATCTTGCTTTCTGCTAATGCTTGTTCTCGTACCTTGACTGTCTTTAACTCTTCGTTAAGTTTAGCAAGTACGAAATTCTGGAGTGTGGCCATGTGCTCCTGCATTTTTACTTTGTATTGGGTCTTTGCTTCGCGTATTTGCTTGGCTAACAATACTCGTTGGGCCATTACTGCTTTCTGGTCCTGTGTAAATTCCTTAATTTCACTTCCTAGTTGATTAAGTACAAAGGATTCAAGCACTTTGGCGTGTTCAGCAACTCGAGTTTTATAAGCTACTCGTGTTTCCTTAATCGCTTTCGTAAGTTTTGATCGCTCTTCTTTTAAAGCTCTTGCAGCCTCGAAGGTTTCTGTTGCATGTTTCTTAACAGCATCAGAAAGCATGTTATCCATAGCTTCTACGAGGTTATGCTTGTCTTGTTCATATCGAGCGCCAAACTCTTCTCTTACCTGAGTTTCGACTTCTTCTTTAAGAGAAGCCTTAACTTCATTAATTTTATTATCCCAAGCTTCAAGGAATGCTGTCTTAGTTTCTTCACTAAGCACCGCGTTTTCCAAAAGCTCTTTTAAACCATTTTCCATTGTGGACACTCCTTAGGCATTCACTAGCATTTTAAACTATTGATCCAGTTAAGAAGTTCTGCTTTTAAAAACTTCTGCGCCTTGGGATCGTGCTTTGCAGCATAGGCTAAATCTTCGATAATAGGACCTCTTGTACGCATATTCAAAGCTTCATAAACAACCTTTGGATACGCTTCAGGAGCACTAGGCCGAGCAACAATATCAACGGTTACAATTTCGAAATCCGAAACATCTCCACTATCTGTTACGTTTCCAGAACCTCTACTAGAAACACCTAATTTTACCCCACTCTCTAATAAAGTTCTTATAATTTGACCTTTCGGTGTATCTAAGATCTTTAGTTTACCACATCCATTTGGGCCATCCATATACATTTCTGTGATCAAGTGTGACACACGATCAAGGTTTATGTTAAGCTCTTCAGGATGATCACACTCTCCCAAAATTGGATCTCCTTTGCGCAGTACTTCATTTATTTGATCTACTGCTTTGGTGATCTCTCTAACGGGATAAACACGTTGATTGTGATTTTTAATACCGCCTTGAATAAAAATACCGCGCATATATAAATTTTTAGCTTTTCCGGTAAACTCATCTTTACCTTCAGCTTCAACTAGACATTTTGCTTGATCGAAAGAATAATATTCGTTAAGTATTCTAACCATAATTTAACTCTTTCATTTTAACTTTAAATGCATCAATTGAACCAAATAAATCAACTATCTTATCTATTTTTAATGTATAGGCTCTATTGATAAAATTCGGTCTAATACATTTAATATTATTTAAGATATCACTCATATATTTAGCTAAAATCTTTCTTTGTTCTGACTCTGCAATTTTGGAGAAATGATTTATCATTCCTTTTTGTTGCATTTTCTTTTTATCAGTAGGATTTTTCCATTTAGATTTTTTAGAAATATCTTCTCTGACTTCTTTAGTATGTGTTCGTCCATGCATACCATTTAATTCACCAGGCCTAGCGCAAGATTTACCTATAAGTAATCTTGTTTCTGAACTATGGACTTTTCCGTGCATACCATTTAATTCACCGGGGAAACTTTGAACTTGAATCTTAGGCGATGCTGTTTTAAATTCTGTTGTTATGCGATTAAATTCTTTTATACCAATTTTCTCTACAATTGAATTTGTTAAATGTTTTTTTATTTCTTTACTATAATGCACAAAACGAATTTTTATTCCTTTGAGGTCTATCTTACGATTTACATATTCACATATTAATCGTTCGTTTTCCTCAGATGTAGGCTTTAGTTCTATATATTCTATAATTTTATTATTTTCATCTAAAATAATAAAATCAGGAATTTTTTTCTTACCTTCAATATCATATAGAACTATATTCTCAGTTAGAAAATTTCTTTTTTCTATCAGATCAAGATACATAGCATATAAGAATTCATTAAAAGATCTTACATAATTATTTTTATAAAATCCTTTATATGACTTACCGAACATGATTAGATCCTTCAACTGCTTTGGCAATTTCTCTGACAGGATAAACACGTTGATTGTGGTTCTTTATGCCACCCTGTACAAATATG